TGTAAGAGCTGACTTTAAAATAGGTTTAAAGTTCGCTTCATGGCTTGGTTTACAAAACGAAGGATTGATGAAACATTATGGTTTTGATGGTTCAGATCACTTCAGATATGCGAGGATATTTTAATGGGTTTTTTAGCACCAGCAGCACCATATATAGCAGCAGGAAGTGCTATTCTAGGTGTTCAACAAGCAGGACAAATAGGAAAATTTAATCAATCAGCTGCCAATCGTAATGCTGTTATTAAAGAACAACAAAATGAAATCTTAGATTCTAAATTAGATTTAGAATTAGATAGATTTGACAGAGAATTAAAATTATTATTAGCATCTCAAAAAGTTGCTACAGCAAGTTCAGGAGCTGTTATTGGAAGTGGTACTGCACAAAATATTAGAATTTCAACTTTATACAATGCGGAAGTAGATAAGGATATTGCTAATTACAATAATGAAATTGCAAAAGCTAGAAATATAGAAGAAGCTAATCTTTCTCGTATCCAAGGTCAAGTAGCAAAACAAAGAGCTAGAATGGAACAAATTAAAATAGTTAGTGATGTTGGAACATCGTTATTAACAATGCAAGGATAATTATGCCAAAGATACCTACATATAAATCTCAAGGAACTATGACTTCTGCTAGTCCTAATGTTGAAAGTAATATTCAATTAGATCCTACTCAAAATATTTATAGAGCAACTAAATCTGTAACTAATTTTTTAAATACTGAATATATTAAACAAGCTAAATTAGAAGCTGATAATAAAGCTACTTTAGCTTTAAACGAATTATTTATTAATCAAGAAGATGGAACAAAAGGTTTGTATAGTATTCAAGCTGAAACTAAAACTAATGGGAATCCTAATGATGCTGCTCAAATATTTGATAATGATGTTAATAAACTTTGGCAATATGCTCAAAATAATAAATTACAAAAATTTGATAACTTTACTAAAAAAGCATTAGAAAAAAAATTTTATGCTTCTGCAGGATTGTTTAAAGCAAAAGGATTAGCAGGTTCAAGAAATCAACAAATATTAGATACTAAAAAAATCACTGATGATTTAGTTTTAAAAGAAACTACTTCTTTAGTTTTAAATGGAATCAAATATTTAGACACTTATAAAAATAATGTATCTACAAGATTAACTCAAACAGAAGGTATAGAAGAAAAAGGAATTTTACAACAAGAAAAAAATACAGCTTTTGTTTTTGGTGAATTAAAATTAGGAGAAAACTTAGCTGTTGAAAATCCTTATGAATTAAAAAATAGTATTGATAAATTTACAAGTTTAGACATTAAACAAAAATCTGCTTTATTAACTAAAGCTAATGAAACTATTTTAAATAATAATAAATTATATTTTACAGATGGTTTAAATATTTCAGAAGATACAACTGCACAAGAAGTGGTAGAAAATTATGAAGAAATTATTAATCAAACTTTTAATGGTAATGTTGAAAAAATAAAATTATGGCAATCGCTACCTAGTAGTGATAAAACTAAAATACTCGATTATGCTAAACAAGTAAGAAGACAAAATACAGCTGAAATTAATAATAGAAACAATGCTATACTTAATCAACAAAAAGATGAAAGTATAAATAATTTTAGAAAATTATATCAAGATACAGATACGTTAGCTACTATAGATTTATTAAAGTTGAATAAAATATTTGGTGAGCCTAAAAATAATTATGAAGCAACAGCTAAATCACAAATAGTAGAATTAAGTACAAAAATTGGACAAAAAGAATTTTCAAATGTTAATGATTATTATAAAAATTTTAATATTCAAAAAGCAATATTAACTGGACAGGTGAAAGATCATGTTACACCTTTTACATTAGAAGGAGAAACATCAGCAAAAAGCATTACTGAAAGAGTAGGAGATGGTGTTTCTAAAAAAGAATTTGGATTTTATTTAAACTATCTTTTACCTAATACTAACGATCCAGAGTTTATTACTAGCCATAAAAAATTATATACTTTATTAGAAAGTCTACAACCTGTTATTGAAGGACCAAATTCTTTAAAATATTTAGACACTACTTTAGATAATAGATTAAATAATTTTCAATCACAAACAATATTTAATTTTACTCAAGGATTGCGTAAAGGTTATGCAGTAGACGATATGTTGAATCCAAAAAATAAATTATTTATTGGTAAAAATTGGCAAAGTTTTCAACCTGATAAAGATTATTTAACAAAAATTATTGCTGAAAAATCTTCTGAAGCTACAGAAGAATCTGTTATTTTACCTCCGCCTTGGAATCCAACTAAATATAAAACAGTAGATGATTGGATAACTTCTAAAGAATATCAAGAATATTTACAAAAGAAAAAGGAACAGTAATGCCTGTTATAGTAGATCAAATAAATGATATGGTCAAAGCAGGTGTTCCAGTTGATCAAATTAATAAATTTAAAGAAGAAAAAATTCTTGAAATGCGTCAAGCAGATATTCCTCCTGAAACAATATATGAAACATTTGGTTCTACTAAATATACTAAAGATGAAATTAGAAAATATTGGCAATCTATTTCTAAACAAGTGGAACAAGATGTAAATCCAGCTGATCAAGTTGATTTTTCACAAATAAAAAGTTACGAAGATATTCCAAAAGAAGTTAATGCTGCAGATAGAATACAAAAATTTTTATTAGGAACTGATGAAAGGTATCAATTTAAACCTTATTTTGAAAAAGCTATTGGTAATTCTGGCTTAAATAAAATAATTAAATATCATAGTGAAGGTGAATGGGGTTTTGAAGTAGATGCACCTGAACCAGAGGGTACAGGATTTTTAGAAAAATTAACAGATGGTGCTGTTGGTTTAGTGGCAGAAATACCAACATTTATTCCAGGAGCTATTGCTGGTGGATTGACAGGTGGACCTGGCGGTGCAGTGATTGGAGGTGGTTTTTCAGCAGGTGCAATTCAAGGAATGTATACAGAAGCATTAAAAAAAGGAGAAGTAAAAAATTATTCAGAATGGTGGGATATGTTTGTAGAAGAAGGATTATCAGAAGGAGCAAAAACAGCAGCTCAATTATATGCTGCGTATAAAGTTCCAATGTTACCTTTTTTAAATCCTGTTACCAAAAATATTGTAGGTAGAACACTAACTCAATCTAGTGCTTATACTGCTGCTGGTTTGGCAATGGGTGATGATCTGCCAACCGCAGAAGATTTTGCTATTACAAGTTTATTATTTGCTCCATTTAATATTAAAGCTCCTAAATCTAAAATTGATAATGTCATTGCTGAAACAAATAAAAAACCTATAGATATTTTAAGTGATATAGTTAAAGATAGAACTATTTGGGAAGATATAAATTCAAAGAATATTAAAATACCTAGATCATATAGAAATATTGTATCTGAAAAACAACAAGTAAAACTAGAGCCTATTACAAAAGAAAATATAGAAAAAGCTGATAAAGTTTTAGATTCTACAAGACAAGAATTAGATAAAAGTATTTCTTATACACAAAAAGAAAGAACTTGGAAAACAGAAAACTTTATAGATGATTTGTTTTACAATGTGTTAGATCAAAATCATGTATATAAAAGAGCTGTTAAAAAAGCAGAAAAATATGGAGTAGATTATAAAAACAAAATATCTCCTTATGAAAATTTTCAATTACTTTATGGGGTAAAAAATACTATTTCATCTTTTATTGAAAAGGGAGCTTTAGATTTTAAAACAGATAAAGTTGTAGGACCAGCATTAAAACAAGTATTTAAAGATAATAATATTAATACATTAGGTTTGTATAAAGATTTTATACGATATGCTATTTCTAAACGAGCTATAGAAAAAAACACACAAGGGTTTCAAACAGGTGTAAATATAAAAACTGCTAAAAAATTTGTTAAAGAAAATGCTAAATTTGAAAAAGCATTTAGAGATGTTGTTAAAGTATCTGAACTTTCTTTAAAATATTTATTAGATGCTGGTATTATTTCTAAAGAAGTTTATCAAGCAGCACTAAAAGCTAATAAAGATTTTGTTCCTTTTTATAGAGATTTTTTGGAAGAAGCTGGTAGTGGTAATTTTTCTAAAAATGTAAGAAATCCATTAAAATATTTTAAAGGTAGTCAAAAAAAAATTATTGATCCATTTGAAAGTATTAATAATAATGTTGGTACATTTGTTACTATTGCTAAAAGAAATGAAGCTAATTTATCTTTTATAGAAATGATTGAAACTATTAGGAAAGTTGATCCAACAGCTTTTCCTGAAGTACAAATTTCAGTAAAAAGAACTAAAGAAACAAAAATTAGTGCTAAAGAATTAGAGCAAGTAGTAGAAAATCCTGCAAGTTTAAAACCATCTGTAGTAGATGGGTTTTCTGTATTTAGAAAAGAATCTGGATTATTAAAAGATTCAGAAATGGTTGTATATCGAAATGGTAAGAGAGAAGTTTGGGAGGTGGGTGAATCATTTGCAAGACCTACCAAAATATTTGAAAAAGGAATGTTTAGATATGTTGCAGATTTTTTTAGTTTACCATCAAGAACATTAAGAGCTGGTGCAACAGGAGCTGCAGAATTTGTATACAACAACGTATCAAGAGATGCTTTTAGTTCTGCTATATTAAGTAAAGGATGGTATCCACCTTATATGCAAACTTTAATTGGAATAAGCATGGTCGTCAAACCAACAAGAAAAAAATTTAAGTTAGATAAAGTCTATGAGGAATATAGCAAATCTCCAGCATTAATGAATTCTATCGTTACACTTGATAGAAATTATTTTAATAAATCAACAAGACAATATTTAACTAAAACCAATCCTATTAATGTTATTAAAAATATTCCAGAATTATTTAGAGTGTATGTAGAATTTTCAGAAAAAGTAAATAGAGCTGGTAATTTTAAATTAGCTTTAGATCGAAATATAAAAAGAGGATTGCCACCAGAAATAGCTATTAAAAAAGCAGCAGTCGAAACAAGAGACAACCCTATTGATTATAGAAGAATGGGTGCATCTATATTTGGATTAAATCAAATATCTGCTTTCTTCAATGCTAGAATACAAGGTTTAAATCAAACTATAAAAGCATTTAAAGAACGACCTGTACAAACCTATGCTAAAACTTTTATGTATGTACAGCTTCCATCTATTTTATTATGGATGGCAAACCATGATGATCCTGACTATCAATCTTTACCTCAATGGAGAAAAGATTTATTTTGGCATATCAAAGTAAATGGTACATACTATCCAATACCTAAACCATTTGAAATTGGATTAATATTTGGTACTGGAACTGAAAGATTTTTAGATTATTATTTTGATAAAGACCCTAAAGCAATGGAGAAATTTAAAAATGCTCTTACAGTTCAAAGTTTTAAAGGTTTAATACCTATGCCAGATATTGTTAAACCTTGGTTTGAAGCAAAAAATAATAGAAATTTCTTTTTTGACAGACCTGTTATTCCTGCAAGTTTAGAAGGAGTTCCCTCTGAATATCAATTTACAGATTTTACTTCTGAAACAACAAAAATAATAGCATCGTTAATTAGAAAAATTGATGGTGATGATTTTTCTAAACTATCATCTCCATTAGTTATAGAGAATGCTTGGAGAGGTTGGACAGGTGGTATTGGTGGATATATATTGGCTATATCAGATGCTTTATTAGATGCTACTGGTGTTATAGATAGATCAAATAATAGAAAAAAAATGCTTTCTGAGTACCCTATTGTAAGAGCTATTATAATTAAAAACCCTGATAGAAATGCAGAGCCTATAACTGACTTTAGAAAGTTATATGAGCCTGTAAGAAAAAGATTAGCAGGTGCAAGACTGTTAGAATCCAAAGGGGAAATGGCAAAAGCAGCGGCAGAAAAAAAGAAATTACCTAGTAATTGGGTTACTTTAGAAAGAGCTTATAGAGCTATACAAACTCAAGAAGATATAATTAGAAACATTAATGAAGCTAAAGATTCTAATCCAGAAGAAAAATTGTATTTAACCAATCTTATGATAAAAGGAATGATTAGGGGTGCAAAACAAGCAGTAAATGAGTATTATGGAAAAGAATATTATAAAATAAAAAAAGAGATAGACTAAATAATATATAAGTAATATAGAGAACTAATATGACAATATCATCAACAACAGTAAAAAATTCATATTCAGGCAATGGTAGTAATGACACCTTTGTTTATGGTTTTAAGATATTTGCCAATACAGAT